TTGCGTTCTCTCACCTCTTCGGCTATAGACGCTTTGGTTGCAAGAAGTTCCTGCTGAGTCTGAGCCCGCTTCTGCTGAAGTTCGACCTGCGATGCGGACCGCATCGCCTGTAACTGCTGCGCCGCCGCCGTCCTCTTCTCCTGAAGTTCAAGCGCGGCGGATGCCCGTATCTGCGCCGCGCCCGCCCCGGAAGACACGCCGCCGGTCAAGCCAACGCCGAGCGCCTTCTTCGTGGCGTCGGTATCCTTGCGAAGTTGCGCGTTCTTGGCGAGTGCGCCTGTGATATCCGCGTCATATTTGACTATCAGTTCGCGGTAAACGGGCATCTTCCACTCCCACCAGCAGATTGCGTCGCGATCTTATGCGACCTCGCCCACGCTATCCAGTACGTAGGTTGCTCAAAGAGCTTCCAAGGCTCGACTCCGAGCCATTGCGCGGCGTCTATCAGCTCGAACCAATCAGGACACGCGCCGATCTGACCACCGTGCTTAACCCAGCGTTTTAGGAGTCGGCCTTCGGAATGTTTGGGTGGACAGCCTCAAACATCGCCTTGTAGATCGCGTTGAGGATATACATAGGCAGTGCGTTCAGAGTGTCGAACGTGATCGGAACAGTCTTGCCCTTATCGTCAAGGAAGTCCCATTCGGTAATCGTGTCGGCAATGAGGGCAGCCTGCGCCTTGTTGGAATCCTCCGCTGCCTGAAGCATACTGGCGGTAGCGGATGTGTAGAAGCCGGTCTTGAACGTGATTGCAAGCATATCGTCTCCGAGCTTCACAGTGATGGCTTTTGTCGCTTTCGTGATGTCTGAGAGTTTGATTGGCATTACAGTTTGCTCCTTCTGTGTGCGTGGCCTACACGATAGTCACGTCTATAGCCGTAGTTGCTGTGTTCATGACCGTGAGATTGTGTTCGATGGCGTAGATGCCTTCCTCGTCTGAGAAGGAACCAGGTTCGCCAACCATTGCGTTGAACGTTATGGTCAGTGAATGTGCGCCTTCGGTGGCGGTAATCGTGCAGGCAACCAGGGTTCCGACGGATAGAAACGCGAGTCCGGTAGTATCGGCTTCGACCTTGAACTTGAATGCACCGGTGATCTGCTTCTGCATGATGGTGGCAAACTCTGAATCACCGATGTATGTCGCGCCGCCCCACATGTCGGATACGGACAAATCCCACTCGAAGAGGTTTGCTACGGCACCCCCAACACTGATAGCGATCTCGGAAGCGGATATGGCTGTCTGTGCAGCTACAGCAGGAGCGGAAGATGCATGCACAACTGCCTTCTTGCCGATCATAGAACCCGAGAGTGTGATCTCGTCACGGTTGCCATGCAACGTCCAGCCGGTGATAATGGCACCGGGTATCTGTAGCCCCGCCGATTCCACCGTATACACGCGTTGCAGCGTGATCGGATCGATCTGGGAATCTGAAACGACATCGTAGACGAAGTAGGGCAGGTCTTGATAGGTAGCCTTGCCCTCGAAACTGATCTCTGTGTGTTCTCTGCCGATGGACTGAACAGCAGGAAGCAGAATACCTAGCGCAGAGAACTTGTTAGTTGTTCTCTTGATAGCTGGGGTTATAGTCACGGCCCCAAGGCCCACGGTAGCATCTACGGCGGTGCCGTATACAGTCTCTATCGCCAATCCGCCCTTCATGAATGCGGTTTCGGTTGCATGTGTGAATGGCATCGGAATACCTCCAAAGTTAGTGTTCTGGGTTATGGAAAGGGGCCGGAGACTTTGTTGTCTCCGGCCCCTTTGGTTGAGTGGTTTTGTTACTGCTAGGAAGTCTAGTGGACGATGATGCGGTAGATGCCGCCACGAGAGTAGTATGTCGTTTCGCCGTCCACGTCATACTTCTCAAACGGTTGTTCTCGAAGACAACAGAGGACCGAACCACCAGTTGCCGTGTACTGCACTCCATGCAAGGCAGTGTCTATGGCATCGGCAACGGTGTCTATTGCAAGGAATCCGCTGCCTTGCCCTATGGCGCGAACAAGATACAACGTTGACGTGGAGATGCGTTGTGCGCCCGAACCATTACTATCCTTTGCTGCCAGTTCGTTGAAGCGCACCATCGGATAGGCAGTGCCAGGCTTAGTGACCTTGACTACCCGATTGCTGACCACGTTTGTTACGCCTAGCGAAGCTAACAATGTCTCAGTAATGAAGATATCGGCGATGTTGAGTTCGCTCATATTCGGGCCATGCCTTTGACCAGTTCTTCGTGGCAAACATCACCCGATGTCGGGCCTACCTGTTCAGCAGCGGGAGTCATGAATGGTCTTGGAGGTACACTCACGTGCGCCTGCTCAGTGCCGAACTCTATGTGAACCGAGTAATCCATACCTGCCCCCGCGATACCTTCGATGAGGTTGGGATTATGGTTCAGTTCTATGTCGTCAATAACGCCTTCACGAGGATTCATTGACCGCGCAGAGGCGATAGCCTCTGGATAGTTGTTCGTCTCTGGAGTATGCGCAAATATAGACTCCCGAGCCGCACCAGTCCGCCGGTACGTAGCACTCTCAGGGGTATCATAGACCTGTGTGGTGATATGAACCTTTGCCGCCGCCACTGTGTCATTGCAGAGTCGAGTGATAGCGCGTTGGGCAGACTGGCGAATAATCTTCTCTATCTCGCCAGTCTTATTGAATGTGTCTCTGACTCCCGAAGCCATCAGACTATCTCCGTACAGATCGCCTGCTTAGTCACGGTGGATATCACTACTCGAAGCACCTGATATGCCTGGGCATCCACAGTCGCACGATCTCCACGGAGAACGTCTGCAGTGCTCGTGAAGACAATTGTGTAGATGGTTCCTGCGAACGGAGCGCCAGTGTCCACGTCTTGTTTGGTGCCGCTGCCAGGATAGAATGCACAGGAATATGTATCTACAACTGCCCAAGTATCGACATAGCAACCTGCCCCATCCATGATGGGGATATTGCGTTCCACTAGTGCGGACGCGTCAAATGCGGACGCAACGTCGGTCACTAGCTTTGCCTTGACATCCGCAGGTAGTGTCATGGCTTAGGCCGAAGTTCCCCACACATAGACATCGACCGTAGAAGTGCCAGTGGAACTATTAGTGAGGGTGATAAGGTCACCAGTAGAATCCGTGACCACAAACGCGCTTGCTGCCAAAGGCGCTGTCAACAAGAACATTCCGCCAGGTGGTAGATAGAGCACAGGGGTAGTACCGTCCAGAATTGGGACTTGGGTAGCTCCACCTATCTCCACTATCTGCCCTGAATCCGAGCTATTGTAAATCAGAATGGCTTTCACGGTAGCCATTGCAAGTGCGTTGCCAAACACCGCGTCAACATCCGTCGTGAGGTTGACCGACTGTGCGACAGTTGTAGTTAGTGTGTATCGATGCGAGAACAAGAGGTCGACTGCCCGATCACCTGTCCCAGACGCTAACACGAGTGATATTGTCTTGGAGATCGGCACCGCTGCCGATTCATTCGTAGCGGCGTTGGTCTTCGTGCCAGTCGCTGCCACAGAGAGGGTTGTGGTGAGTGTTTTGGACATTGAAAGTGCCTCCTATATTGGGTTTGCATGGAGCCTATGGGATAGGTAACTGCGTAGTTGGGTATGACTTACCAGACTTCCATTGAGCCGACATCTCCTGTCAGCGTGCCATCAGTGGTATACTTGGACCTTGTAAATGTGCGAGCTTGATCGAGAGTAGTGCTCAGAATGCCAGCCGCTTGACCTGTTGTGGCGGATGGATCGGCAATAATCCCAGCGCGAGCGTCTATGGCGAGCTTCTGCCACGTCGCAACACGACTCGACCACCGGAGTCGAATGCCCGTGGATTCGTTGTATTCATCAGGTTGACGAGCGAACTGACTGGCAAGAGCTTCGGCGCATTGGGCAAGTGCTTCGAGGTATCCAAACGCTGTGATCTTTGCCTCTATAGTAGCGTCCAGCAGGAGAGGGCTAGCCACGTCGCCAGAAACGGCCGTACTGTCCATATCGCCAAGTGCGAACCGAATATGGTCGGTGAGACTCGTAAGTGCTGGATCGAATGTAGCGGTACTCATATCAACCTCATGTCTTTCACGTTCAGGTCACGGCATCCGCACGCTGAACTTCAAGCTCACCGACTCGCCCGGGCCGAGCGTTCGCTTCAGTGTGAACGTTGCCTGCCCAACAGTCTCAGCCAGCGTCAAGCCCGCATTGTCACTGACCGTGGCGCTACCCGGGACCAGCTCGCACAGCCCGGAGAGCGTGAGTCGATAGGTCCCCACCGCGATATCCTGATTGACTCGTAGCGTCGTCGACACCGCCGGAAACGTCTGAACCACGCCGGCGGCATCGGTGTAGTCGACCTCACCAGTGAGCACGATCGGCGCGAGCAGCTCCGCTGTATTGGTGAGCGTCAGCACGACCGGCACCGCCTGCCCCTGCGTCACAGCCAGGTCCACCGGCGTCTGAGTGACCTCCAGTGGTGTCGCGTGCGCGGGCAGGCAGAGAACAAGTAGGAGGAGGGGAATGATTCTCATCAACCGATCCTCAGCAATCGGTAGTCGGAGAGCTTCGCGGCGTGCGCATTCGACGGGTCCGTCAACACCTCCAACTGCCAGACGCAATTGCATATTGCAATGGTTGGAATCGTGAAGATGTGACCCATTGTTGTCTTCGTGGCGGGAACTACGAGGTTTGCCTTACCAAGCACTCCAGTCGTGCTCGTGCCATACAACCCCATGTCGTTCGCCCGCGCTCCGGCGTCATACACGAAGAAGTTCAGTTCGCATGTGCAGGCGTTTGGCGCTCCGCCAGCAGCGACTTCGCCCTCGCCATCGTAAGCCAGCTCGTAAGTGTAACCAGGGGCTACAGAGAACGAAAGCGTTGACTTCCCATTGGGCCCCCGCTTGATCCAGAGGCGTTTTGGACTCTCCTCTGTCAGCGCCACATCGTTCTGGAATGTCCAGCCTTTCACACTGGCAGGCACAACCCTCGTTGCCACCGTAGCGTCTGAATAACCTGCGCCGCCACTTGGAGCTGAGATTGTGGCTACCGAGCCCCCGCCGCCGATAGTGGCAACAGTCACCGTTGCGAATGCAGTGCCAGCCGTTCCACCATCGAGCATCAAGATGTCGCCCGCTTTGTATCCGGTCCCCGCTGCATCCACGGCTGTCGATACGTTCGGAACGCCACCCGTCTGCGCCACAGCAATGGTGCATCCGACACCAGCGTATTGTGCGTTCCAATCGCTGTAGACGCCCCACTTAGTTGGCACTGTAGACCCCGGGACCAATATCGCATTTCGGAGCATGCTCAACGTCACAGGATGTAGACTGTTGGCGACATACACATATCCATCGACTGCCGACGTGCCGCCGTCACGGGCAGCAACAATCTCATCTATGAGCACTGTCCAGTCCATCGTCGTAGTAGCATACAGATGGCACAGCAGGCTCACGCGCGCACCTGGATATGATGCCTGTCGAACTTTGGCGACCAATGTAGCGTCTGAGTCTGGATCGCAAGCGCTGGATGTCGTGCCGAACCTCGGCACTTGCGTGTTGTAGAATCCACTGGTATTGAGGCGCGTGCTTGATACATTCGGGTAGCAGGCTCGTGCCATTGCATCGCCAGGCTCAAGATCGGCGGAATAGGCCAGCGCCTTGCCTGCATCATACAGACCAGCGGTCGCGATCATACCACGCACCGGCACGCCAATTGGATAGCCGGAGGAGTTGACGAGAGTCTCCAGTATCGCCTTTGGCTTGACGATCTCTCGATACATCACGGCCAGATCTGTTTGGTCAAGCGGCGTGCCGTGTGTGTCCGTATGCGCCCAAATCTCGGCACCGTGCAGATATAGAGCCTGCTCGATCTGATCGGCTGTGTAGTCTGTCTCTATGAGGCTCGTGACCACGCCAAACGTCACGGACACCCGCCTGTCCGATGCATACTTGATTGGCGACGTGCCTGCCGGACAGCCATAGACCCCAGAATCGTCAAAGAGACTGCATCCCGAGTCGCCATCAACACGCACGTTGATGAGCGCTTGCCACGGCACATAGCACGGCTGCTCGATGGGGCCGGGCACGTTGAAGAAGCCCGGGTCACTGATACCACCCCGCATCAGCGCGGGCATGCTTACTACGTCCACACCCTCAACCGGTGTATAAGTGCCATCCCCGAGTATGTCATAGACCGTGCGCTTCTTCCCGTCTGAGGCGTAGAGCGCGGCCATCGCGGTGACGGCGTCCTGCACTTTCTTACCAGTCGAGCCGTCGTACGGCGTGCTGCCGGGCCCGACGTCAACAAATAGATTCAAGGTGTTCGCAGCTGCGTTCGCGGCTCCATATCTCTTCGTGCTCATTCCATCACCTCAATCTCGATTACACTAGGCGAAGTGAGCACGTCGGATCGTCTTATTGCCATAGCCGTATACGCGCGAGGCTCGCCGTCGAAGTAATCTCCAACTGCATGTCTTGGAGGGCTACCCTGCGCGGCGTCGGTTGCAGCCCACGATCCTGCAGTAGTCGCACGATACGGTATGAAGCGCATCGTCACGGGGGCTGGGTTGGACGATAGCGCCTTGCTCTCAAATGGGAAAATGAAGAGGTCAACCCAGTTGTCAGCGCCATTCGTGTTGCCCGCACTGTGTATCTCGGGGATAGTGATGACCTGATCCCCAGCCGTCACGATCTTGAGTAGCCTGATGTTGTCGATGTATAGATCACTCGTGCCTGGATCGGTGACTGCCGTTACACCCACCGAATCGACACTCGTGAGCGCGAGTTGCGCGGCGGACAGCGCTTGGCAGACCGTATACCACGTGTCCGCTACTGGAATTGCTGGCATTGCCTGAGACGCCTTGCCCGCACCCTCCGCTGTTGCGAAGTTCGCAGCGTTGTCGAGGCCGAGTGTGAATGCGCCAGCCGCCCTGACCGTGCTTGACCGCACTTCGTACGCGATATGAGTGTAACCTGCGGTTGCCAGATTCAGCGCGTCAGAAGCCGAATCCCCGTAGGCCGCAATTCCTGTAGTGAATCCAGCCGCGAACGCCATCTTTGCCGACTTAAGACCCTCGCGGAAGTATGTAGCGTCAGCAGTAGCGGTGACGTTTGCTGCCTGCGTCCAGGCCGTCTCGCAGTCACATAGGACAAGCTCCTTCTCGATTGCGATGGAGGACGTGCGCCAGTTGGCCGCCTTGCCCAGGACACGAGTCTTGGTATCGAATAGTGGAGAGGATTCGTTCTGATGTAGTCGCATGGCTCACCTCATGTTCTCTGCTCGACTTACTTCTTGTTCTTATGGAATCGCTCTTTGCGGGGTCTACCGGGGCCGCGCTTCATAACCACTGGTTCCGGCGTGGGATCGGATTCAGGTTCGGGAGTTGGTTCAGACTCGGGTCCATGCTCGGGTTCTTGTGGCTCGACTCTCTCTTGAGCATCCGCGAACACCACGGGTGCTGGTGCCTGAATCACCACGACCTCTTGCTCGACAACGGCAGGGGACTCGTCAAACTCCAGATAGCAGCACTTGCGCATCTTTGCGGTCACCAGCGCCGGATCGATCTCCTGCCACTGTGGGCCGAAGAGTCGCCACGTGTTGTCTGCACAGTAGCGATAGAATGGCTGTGTTGCAACGGTAGTTGCACGTACTCTCAACATGGAATGCCTCCAATGCAAAGGAGGAGGCGCAAGACGCCTCCTCCGAAGTAGTCACTACGCGATGGCGTTGTAAATCCAGGTGCGCCAGTCGCCGTAGCCGATTTCCCACCGGCCACGGATGCCGTAGTAGAACATATCGCGATGGAATCCACTATCCGAGGACCCTTCAAGTGAAGTGAACTCGAACAGCTGTCCATTCGCGGCAGGCGCGAAGACCTGCAGGAAGAGGGGCTTGTTTCCGCCTTTGGTAGAGGCAAGCGCCCAGTTGTTCGTGTTGGCTGCGGTATCAGAAGCCCAATATGGGCACATCATGACTTCGAGGTTGAGATGCTGGCCAACAGATACGTATGCGGTAGCTGCGGCAGGGATGATCGGAGCGGGCTGCACGATCTTGAGTCCCGTCGGGTATACCTTGGGCGAGCAAACGAGCAGGTCCGCGATATACGGGATGATCTTGCCACGGTCATCCTTCCAGGTCGCCATCGTGCCATACTGAGTGAACAGGTCGGCCTCAGTCAGCGCGTCATCCGGGAAGTTGTCCTGAGCCGTGGTGTATTCGGCAGGCTCTGGGTAGACGTGATCGGTGTCCGCAAAGTAGATCGTGTTCGATCTCAGAGCACCGTTCTTGTCGTAGTTGTCGAACGACCGCCCGTATGTGGATGTGTAGGATTCGCGAAGCATCGTCCAGGCGCGCTCATCGACGCCCTGAATCATTCTCCGAGCAAGAGACTGGATGCGCCTCTTGATGATGCCATACTGGTTGTTTTCCAGTTCCCGCCGGGAGACACCAATGGTCGCTTCCCACGTCTTGTCAGTGATCTTGAATCCACTGACCGCAAGACCCTTGGGCAGTCGTTCGTCCGTGAACTCACGAATTGCGGGTGGCGAACCAACCCAACCATAGTCTTGAGTCTCCTGATTGGACTCCACCAATTCGCATACACGGGTATACGATGGGTTCAACGATGCTTGCTCTTCCAGGAACACGGTCTTCATGACCGCTTCGAGTACCTGGGGGACATCAGAAGGCATAACAGGCATTTGAGTCACCTCCTATAGGTTTGCCTGCAAAGCAAAAGGGCCCGGAGTATGACTCCGAACCCTTTGGATGCATAAGATCAGCAGCGTACGGTCTACGTGGCTATTTGCTGGAGAGAGAGAAGCTTGACGCGCAACTTGGTCGTGCTGACCGTCGGAGGAACAGTCGTCTCGTCATAGACAAGACCAACAGCAGACCCGACAAGCACATCGTGTGTAAGTCCGCCACTGCCTATCTGAACGGCAGCGGCACTCTGGTCGGCATCGTCATCGATGTAGAGCAATGTGCCCACATCCGCAATCCCGGCAGTCGCTTTTGGAATTGCAAACGTGCCTTCGGTGTCAACCAGAATGCTTTTAGTTCCGGCTGCATGACCTGAATCGGTATTTGATACCGTTTCCATGGCTATCCCGGCGAACATATCACCCGCCGCCGGAGCAGTCCCGGAAAGGACGTAACCGGAGGCGATTATGCGCACCATGTCACCCTTGAATATCGTAATGTTATCGGCCATCGGAAACGAGATAACCTGACCGTCCTTGCGGGCGGGATCAGTTGCAACAGTAGTGGCAGCCCATGCCATTTGAAATCACCTCCTAGGCGTGTGCAGCGGCCACAGCCGTCTGCGGGCGTATTTTGACTTGTATGCGTGTAGCGGATATGATGCCGACACACGTACCGATTTCCAGTGAGGGAGCGACCCCGGCGGACTTAACAGTTTTCTGATCGCCCGCTTCGTGGTCTATGTACATCAGAGTCCCCACGTCGGTCTGGGCCATGCCAGTTGCATCGAACTCGAATATACCAGTAGTCCAGACACGCACGGATTTGAGTCCTGCGGCGTGACCTGTGAGAGTATTATCTACCGACTCCATGGCGACACCGACGAACATATCAGCTTCGGCGGGCTCAGTCGTAGAGTCCGCATACCCAGCGGCGACTACTCGGACAATATCGCCCTTGGAGATGGCAACATTATCGGCCATTGGATAGCTGATGATCTCGCCGTCCTTTCCGTAAGGCTCGGCGGGTACTGTGGTAGCTGTCCAGCCCATGGCTAGATCACCTCCTCATCTCTGCAATGGCCTGCTTCGCTGCTGGGGTGTTCATGTCCACACTGAACTGCTTGAACATCGAGGCTGTCTCGGGAGTTACCTCGTTGCTCTCGGTTGCCAGCAGTTCTTTGAACGAGATTGCTGCGGGCATGCCATCAACGAAGCGTAGGAACGCATCGGCGAAGTGCATCGGGCAGTCAACTGACACTCCGTCCTTATCAACGGAGAAGCGGACGGTCTCTTCAGAACCGAACTGAGCGCCGGTCAGAGGCTTGCGCTCAAGTATGGCTCTAGCGTACATCTCGACGGCGGGGACGATCTTGCCTTCTCTCTTCAGTCGCTCGATAGCAACATCCGTGTTGGCATTCTGTATTGCCGTCAGTGCGAGTCGCGCGCTCTCTCCAGCCTTCTTCACTTCGTCCTGCGATTCGCGGGCCATCGTGACGATAGCTACGTTCGCATCAAAGAGTGCTTGGGCATCTGGGTTGCCTGGCCGGAACTGCTGCAGAGCGGTCAATGCCTCCTGATACGTGAGCGGAGGGGTTACTTTTGTTTCAGACATCGTAGTAGTCACCTCCTCGGTGATATTGGGAATTGGAATCGGAGTAGGTTCCGGCTTGGTCTCTTCAGGCCAATCCAGATCGACGGAGAAGCCGACGACATCCGCGTTATTGAACACGCGAGCGTCGGCAACGCGCGGTTCACGGACTAAGGAAACCTCTGCTATGCCGCTAAGGTCTTTCTTGATAGCCACGGACAATCGGCGGGCTCCGGCAGAGACCGCGAGGGCCCATGCGGGATCGGTGAATGCGAGGGTGCCAAATAGCTCCTTGCCCTTACGATGGAGCGTCTTGAGCACGCCCATTGCTCCGTCAAACGGAGTCTTGGAGTGCTCTATGGCGATAGGAGGACACTTCGTACCAGCGATAATGCTGTCGAGGTCCGCTTCGGTGATGTTGACTCCCCTATCGGGGTAGTCGCCAGCCTCAAAGAGTTTTGCTTCGCGTTCGACAGTGAACGCCAGAGGATCGGTGATTGGATCAGACATTGGTTGTCACCTCCTTGTCTGGGTTGAATGCAAAGAGCCCCTTGCACACGAGGCGCAAAAGGCTCTGAGAGAACGGTCTATTCTGTTGTCATCATTATTCGGTTAGTCTACGAACGTGAATCCACAACCAGGCAGACAGTCATCTGCACAGGTTGGAAAGTTGACGCACAAATCCGGCTTGTCAGGACCATGCATGTCGCATTTGCCATCTTCTCCGAGGTGTGGACACGGATACTGCAGAACAGCCATCTGCGGATTTGCCATTATCTCAACACCGCGAGCGCGAAGCCACTCAACGAGGCCCGGGTAGCGGAGATCGATGGTGAAACCGATACTTCGACAGCACGCTCCACATTGATTGCATGAACCGGTTCTCACTTCCGGTCACCTGGAAGTGGGCAGAGTGGAGCTAGGCATTGACGTGGTTTGGCGTCGCCACGAAACAGACAACGATTCAGCTTTGTATTGAAGTGCTCGCATCTACGTTTTGGCCACAGGTTACGTATCTGTGGTTTGCTTGTCGTCACTGACACTATCGGCCTCCTTCGGTTGGGCTGCGCCTACCTGCAAGATTGGTAATTCGAGCGGTGGCAGTTCCTCGCGCTCGGGCAGTCCTAGTATGTCGCGGGCACAACTTTCCCGTGCATCGACTATCCCGCAACTCACAAGCTGGAACATGGGTTGCGCTAGTGCCGCAATGTTCTTCTCGTCAAGCGGCAGAGAGAAGTTGGGGTAGTATGGTTCGGAGAAGTTGTAGTATATCAATGGGCGGATAATCGACTCGTCCATCCACTGCTCAACCATGCGCCTGGTATCGTTGATTATAATGTCCTGCTGGTCGGCGTGGATGCTTCCGAGAGCAAATGAACCGGAGCGATTGCCCTCTCCAGTCGTAAGTGTCTGACCAAGCAAACAGATTGCCATCTGCTTGTCGCAGTAGGCTATGAATCGCTCGAATCCACTCGTATCTCCACTTCGGGCCGCTTCCATCAGCTCGACTGTAACATCATCAGGCAGGACGATTGCGGTCTCCTGTTGGATGGAGTCGAGGACAGAACGGAGCTTCTCTTGGTCTACTGTCGGTAGTCCGCGCTTGTATGAGCCCTTCGCGGTCGGTGAACCATACTTCTCCTCGAAGATAGACCAATATTGAGTCATCTTGTCTTTGATATAGTAGAAACGATATGCACCTCGAAGCTCGGACACGCCAGCCGGATTGCCGTGCTCGGTTTCAAACCTAAGAATGGCGAACTTGCTTAGGTCACAATGGATGATTGCACCATCGACCTGCTGCACAAGGCCTGTTTGGTTGCCATAATCGTCCATTTCGGCATAGAATGCCCACGGTGCCTTGGGTTTGATAGCTTTGTAAGCGAGGTTGCCAGCATACGGGCCATTGTCAAGAAGTCGCCAGACAAGTTCAGGGATTCCACTGCCATAGCAGATAGCGTCTTTAGCAGTCTCCTTGACGAAGTCATCGACACTGCCGTGCATATCATCGAAGACCCACTTGACGAACTTTGCCTGCTCGATAGCTCTATCGTAGTTCCGTTCGCCCTGTTCTGCCCCTGGAATGAGCTTCCATCCACGTCGAAAGAGCCCGCCAACCCTAATCGTGAGCGCATCCTTGACCATCGGATCGGAGCGCATGGCGCGATATACCTTTAGCGCGCCACCCTTGGCGGTCAGAAGATCGTCGGTAACCATCGGCCAGGAGTAGTATGACGACGCATCGTAACGCGCACCAGCGATAAGAGCCTGCTCGCCCATAATCGCCTTGCCTGCAAGTTTGGCGGCGAATCTCATTATTGGTCCAGGTAATCGCATATCAACTCCAGGTTGAATAGAAGAAGCCCTCCACTCGTGTAAGTGAAAGGCTTCTGTAGGCTGACTCCAGGTCTCTTGTCAGCACCCTACGGCGTCCGCAGGGGGGGGATATCTAGTTTCGCTGGTTCTCTCACTATGCTACGGGAGCGGTGAGAATAGCGGACGTGCCCGCATGCGGAGTCTATCGCCTCAATATCGATCATTTGGGCATGTTCACAAGAATTGACATGATGAAGATGCACACAAGCATGGAAACGTAGAGGCACTCTTCGAGACGATCTAGCGTGCTCATAGTCCCACCTCCGACCGCAGGCAGTCCAGAATGCAGGTGCGTGTTTCGTCGCCTACTTCACCGTAGTCTCCTGAGTTGACCGAGACTAACTGCGATAGCAGATATAAGATAGCGAAATCTTCCGTCATCGCCTGTTGGATGTGGTCGTAGCAATGTGCAGCGTTGAACGATTCCCATGCTTTCTTGACTAGCCGCAGGATCACGGCACGTGCAGTCTCTTGGCATATCATGTCGTAACATCCGTATCCATTCTCGTCCATTGCCTACCGATCTCCGCAAAACTGATCTTAGTATACTTTGGTGGGGTTCTGGTATCTAGCTTTCCATCCAAACGACGTTCATGCTGCCACGTTGGATATTCGAGTGTCACGGCGCAATCCAGAGTAATCAACGCGCCACCCGGCGGATTGCTCGAATGCAGGCTGGTAATGAGTACGGTTCCCGGCTCACAGAACACTTGTTGGCTGGCATCGTAGACTGCGTCTGTATTCACCACACCAGAAAGCAGCGATACTTCCTTGAATCGCCGTGCCCATTCTTCATCGTCAAGCAATGGACCTTTCAAAGTGATCATCAGTGGACGGACGCTCCAAGACATCCACAGGGCATCCTCTGGTTCATGGCAGACCGTCACAAACTCCTGCGCATCATGATCCCATGCCTGCTCGGAGACACAGTGTTTGCACTCGCCGGGTTCTGGGTTTGTGCAGAGACATAGCATCATTCCAACACCTCTGATATACGATTAGGCATCACAGTACCGCCTCATCAGGAAGCGAGCCTCGACAGCCATCATTGGGGAAACGACCTTGCGTAACCTGCCATGTCTTAGGCAATCGCTGTCCGTGTTCCACTACAAACGACGAACCAGCCCCGGCAAAAACGTTAACGAGGTCATACCCCTCCTTGCCGATTTCTACTACAAGCGCTCGCAAATCCACTGGAATTGAGGCTCTACAGTGTATGGCATCTTCGGACTCGATTCCTGCAGCGAAGATGACCTCACCGTGACTGAACACGAGAGCGCCGGAATCCGAACCCATCAATTCATGGATCGTCTTTCCGCCAATGCGAGCGAGTGTGGGGGCATTGCGAATCGCCATCAAGACACCTCCGAGATAGTGTTCCGAGTGGATAGCTGGGGCAGTGCGCTCGGATACACACCTGTCGGCTCGCTAGCTACACGAACCCTAGCCCGCCACCTATTATACTACGTTCCCGATTCTAGCGCATCTCGCGCTTCCTGTCGCTCGTGAGAATGTTCATCGGTCCACCGTTGCCGCAGAACGCAAGCACAAGTGCGTCGGCATAGTCGGGACTCGGGACACCGCGTTGCTTTAGCTGCGCCTTAGTCTCCATCTGCCACTTGCCATTCGGAAGCCGCTCACGTTTGATGTTGGACAATTCGCGAATCAGTTGGGGGTCGTCTGGTATCGAAATGCACTCATCAAGAGGCCAATTGGAACCCTGAAACTTGTTCTCCCAGGTTTTTTGGAACCGATCTCTGACAATGTGCCACAACTCAGCTTTATAGTTTCGGAACTTCTCGTTTGCGGTATACCCATCGATCCAGTAGGAAGTCGATGCAGGCAAACCGGTATTGATCGGGTAGACTCCGCACCGAAGCGGCTTCTCGCGCTCCAATATCTCGAAAGTAGCCACAACCCCCGTGCCAACCCCAGGAGCATCGTAATTGAGTGCCCCCACACCGTACTGTTCGCAGATATCCAGTGCCCAGTTAGCTGTGTCTGTGGTGTTTGGGGCGGATCGCTCAAAGATGTGACTTACCACTGGTCCGCATCGTATCGCCACAACGGAACTGTTCGCGCCACCTGCCGCAATATCAAAGCCCGCCTCTATCCACTCTTCTCCAGGCATATCCACACGTTTGTAAAGATCGACGGCGGATTTCACCCACTCGCGGGGAATCGCAATGTCGTCAACAGAACCAGAAGGGTCCGCATCGATTTGCTCTGCGATGCGGACGGGGTCATGTCGTAACTCAATCTCTTTAGCGACACGCCAAGGATATACAATCTTGTATCCCGCAGGGACCACATTGGGTTCAGTGTTGGGAGGACCATTCTCGATTACGTTGCCGTCCGTATCTTGAAGCTCCCAGTGACGCTTACGGGGATCGTCAAGCCACGTCATACGGAAGACGGAAAACTCCTTGGATTCAATCATTCGATTGAATGATGTAGAAGGCCCATGATGGGTTCCAACATAGATCACTACGTTTGAGTTATCTGGCAACGCAGCCTCAATGTTGTCCCCAGGGTCTACATACGCCGCCTCGTCAACAAAGTAGACAGAAGACCGTCCACCATGCCCCATATTAGCCCCGGCCTCGCCAGATATCGTCGCACCATTCGCCGGGTTGATGAGTTTTCTGAAGTTGTCATGAATCTTTCTGTCGAACCCGACCGGCATCATCCAGTCTGGCAAACGAAGGAGTATCATTCTCATCTTCTCGAATAGTGTCTTGGGGTCACCCCGACTATCTACCAACTCCTCTTTACGAGAACCCATACTACCCGCAAATCCGGGTGTGAATAGCCACCGATGAACAAGAAACGCCATACAGAGCCAAGACATTCCCATGTCCCGGCCCTTCTCCACAGCCCCGCTAGTCTTTGTCCGCTCCCGTTCCTCCAACCACAGCAGATACTCAGCCTGCTTCGGAAACAGTTTGAACGGAATGAACTTCTCGCCGGACAACCGCGGGTCATACGTCCAGCAATACTCGTTCACCCACCACACTATGTCCCGTGCCGCACGCTCAAGAAGTGGTCCACGCGCAGACCTGTCAAGTTCCAACTCACAAAGCGTCAAATACTCGTTCTGATCGTCCTCAGACAAGAGAGATAGTTGCTCAATAGTCAGCATGCAGACACTTACGCCTTCCGAGAATCAGCTTCTTGATTATGTGCCACTATATGTGTTTGTGCAGTCGGGTCGGACTGACTAGATGACTCCTACAATGCCAGCAGGCAGATCGTCTGAAAGGTGATCACACAAGCCGAGATCGCCTGCGATACACTCCAACTTATCATACGTATCGCGCTCTAACTCGGCTCGCCTGCGCCCGAACCCAGCCTTGATCTGTTGTTTCAAGGCCTGGAGTTGGGCACCCGGAGGTAGCGCGACCTCGGTAAGGGTCAGCACTTCTCCGAGCAGCCAGTTCATAATGACACTCTGGTTGTTGTTGATCCTGTCCCGACCCGACAGAAACAGGTGCCAGCGTTCTTGTGGTGTCTCAGGCCGTGCATCGCCAGCCGAGACCATGTATTCCAAGCATCCATCCTGCATTTGATCTTCCATTTACGTTGCCTCCTTGACTTGACTGAACTTGACCCGACTGCACAAAACTAGAACTCCAACACCCAACACCAACCACCCGCTAGGCTCCGGCGTCTCCAGATCGTCTACCCACACAGCAGAGCACGCAGGATTCACCCACACCGCACCCTCCCAGTGATACCAGCGCTCGCCTGCAGTCCACCACAACGAGGTTGCTTCGAACGAACAATCTCGGGGAACCACGAGGGCATTCAAAGGGCTTCGAACGAACTCATTCGAGACAACCCCCGGGCCCCACACCTCGCCAACAGGCAGAGAGTCGAACGACTCAGCTTGGCAGTAGTGCGCGAGCGCCAGCAGACCAATCGCTATCAAGGTGAGAGTTACGAGTAGGCGGGTAGACACTTCTCACACCTCCCGGTAGACACAAATCTGTCACAAATAGGTGGAAATACATGCGCGCTTCAGGAGAGGGTGCCACCCACCAGACCACCCCGGCCTAACAATCAGAGGGGTGGTGGTGGACACCACCAGTGAACAACTAGTTGACAGCCGGTGGACAACAGTCCACGCCTACGCTCGCACACCCCACCTCTAACTCGCGCGCTCAGGAATCGAATCGTAGTGCGTCGCGCGTTCACAACAAGTGGTGTGGTTAACATAATGTCTATTAAGGTGCGCGGAACCTCGTACCTGGGTGAACACTTTGTGTCTATGGCTACCCTCGTTGCCAACAACAGTGCACGACGCTATATGTGGTGTGCCTCACTCTGTGACCTCTGCTCGTATGATCGCCTCTACAGTAGGTGGTAGTGCGTCCTGTGCCTGCCGTGCCAGTAGTACGCAGCGCTCTATCTCCTGCAGCCTGTTGGCGCGTTCCTCCGCGCTCATGGCCTCCACAGTGGCCTGGATGAACGTTACCGGCTTGCCCTGCCCATAGTCACACATGCGTTCCCAGACGGCTACCTGTTGGCGTGCTGACAGTGTATCCCACCGATCCAGGAACCATTGCAGTTTCGCGGTGGACTGCTCACGGCAGAGAGCTTTGAACTCCGGGTCTGTTTTGCGTGCGCCGCTGGGGTTGCCAGATTGCCCAGGTTTGAACCAATGTGCAGGTCTTTCTGCAACGGGACTGATAGCAGCACCCCCATTGTTCGCTACAATTGGACACGTTTCTTTGGTTGTTGTTGTCGGTGAATCCATAGCGTCTAACCTGTGTGTGTCTCCCCTAGGGTGGTGGTGGGCAAGTGCTGCGTAGAGCACGTGGTAGTTGTACTAACTAGTTTTTGTCCCTATGGTGGGGTCAATTGATTGTCCCTACAGTAGGGTCAATTGAGGCATTCGAGTTATCCCCACGGTGGGGGCAATTGCTACCAGACCTCTCCCTCGTATCTGCCTGGGTTAATAGCACCTGTGATCGCTGGGTTGAATCGATATCTGTTGGGTGTGCTGCGCCTGTAGCGGATGCAGTTTTGGTCTAGTAGCTCAGTGATCAGGCGGGAGACGGTTTTGTGATTCAGGCCAGATACGGCGGCTAGAGTCTGGATGCTCGGGTAGGCCTCGCCTGTTGTGTGGGATCTGAACGTGAGCATTACATTGAAGAGCTTGTATGCGTTGCCGGAGAGATTGGCGAGCGCGTTATCCGTGCGAATCCAGTCCCACGTATTACGGATATGAGCGGGCGGTTTGCCCCGCGATGTAGCCACACTGGATCACCTCCCGTAGTGATCGATCCCGGTGTATCCAATAGGGAGGGGCTAGCCGCGACCGCCCGGGAGTGCGGTCCAGGTGTACAGCCTGTGGCTAGCCCCGTCGTCTATCTAGGCGTCCGATCACTCCCGCCATGTCCTCTGCGTTTGCTGTCAGCTCGCATGCAGGCGATCACGTCACGGCGCAGGCAGAGGTGGTTGAGTCTGTCAACAACTGCTTGTGGTGGCTTGGGCATGACGGGTGGCATTACAGCCTCCGACGACAGATAGGGGCCGGGCTAACCACTCGGCCCCTTGAGAGGATTGAAGGAGAATGAGAAGCCCGCCCTTGTTGCTGCTCGCGGTCCCGGCGGGTAGAATCGCGTCGGTAGACAATCGCACCTATATATATAGGTGCGATTTTGGGCGTTTTTCGCGTGGTCGGTCGAAAGTATTTGCGATTCGTGCTCAATTATTTTCGGTGGAATGCCGAAATAGTACTTGACAAGTGGTTAGTAACTAACGTATACTAGGGTATAAGAGATTGAGGGGCGAGAGCCCGGGAGGACTGAGACAATGACAACCAATTGGAGAGACCTGACAATCACTGTTGGCGAGGGCGAAACTGGCAACCTGGGCGAAATCGCGGACAACTATCCCGAGACGCTAGACGGCGCAACGATAGTCAACGGCGCTATCGACACGTGGACCGGGCACTTCTTGAGCGCTCCTGGCGAGACCCCCGACTGGGATACGCCACGCGGCGCGGTCGACTGGACTGGATTTGAGGATGCGCTGGCGAGAGGGAGGGGCTAATGCATAAGCCGGTTGACTCGACGCCACTGCGCCACAAGGGGCCAAAGCCAATTCCCGTCGGAGTTCGTGTATGGCGATACATAGCCCGCAAAGGTCCCCTGGACTGTTGGTTGTGGACCGGGTCGGCGGACAGGCACGGGAACCCTGGCAGTATTGTGGATAAGACGAGCGAGGAGAAGCGTGTCCAGCCGCGCCGCCTCATCTACGAGCAATCATACGGGAGAATGCCTGATCGATCTGTGGTTAGGATGCGTTGCCGTAATCCGCGATGCCTGAATCCTGCACACATGATGCTGGGTAGGCACGGCTGCTACACCGCTGCCGAGTGTATCCCTGATGTCCGCTTCAGCGGTCGCGCATTACAGAGATTGCGCAGGGATGCTCGATTGACGCAGGCTGACATGGCTCAACTAATTGAGGTTACTCCCGATATTGTTCATCGATGGGAGGTCGGGCACACAGACCCAAGCGCTACAAATCTGTTGAAAATCATGTTAGTGCTTGTATGCGCACCCAGCGACTTGGCCTTCTGACCGCAACCAATCGGAGATTCCGAACAGTTGAGAGAGGAGAATGGATTATGCAAGGACTACGAATCCAAAGAATCACAGTCGAAGGTGAGGGCACAGGCTATTTGTTCATGGGTCCGACTGACAAATGCCTGGAGGGTGATATCTCCACGGCCACGCGTGGTTACATCCAGGGTTACGAGCATGAGTCCTCGGGCGAGTTGCTATCGCCGGACCATTATCTCGGGGAGATGAATGGCGGTGGGTTCGCGCTCTACCGGCACGGTGGCGAATATGAAACGGATGATCCTCTCATCGCCGAGCAATTGGGGCTCATCTCAATCGATCGAGCCCACCCCCTCTACCCTCTCCCTCCGCGCGTGAGGGGGTGGGGTAGGCGGGTTACCTGCCGAGAGAAAGGGAGGACTGAACCATGAGCTACAGAGTATTCGTGCGGAACTTCTGGACTGCCAATCCGGCCTATCCAGACGGGCGCGAACCACGTCCGGGCAGAAAGACAACCATTGTGCGGCGCGTCGAAACCGAGGACGAGGCGTGTGGAATATGTAAGCAATACAACGCCACTCACGCCCCCGGAGCGCTGTCCCGCAAGGCGGAGTATGAGGAGAATTGACATGGCTACTGCGAAACAATGGTCGAACCGGCTCGGGTGGGATGTAGGGCAAGCGGAGGTTCGCGACCTGGGTAGCAAGCTCCGGGCATTCGTGTCCATGCGACCACTGCGCTCCCCGTCCGTTTTCCGTGGTCGCGAAATCACAACGGAGCGCTACCAGGTGTGCGACTTCCCGCTTGGCACCGATCCCAGCGCGTGCGTGGAACTCACGCGGAAATACGGGCTCGTGTGCGATGAGAACGAATACCGGCGGGAGTCGCGAGTTTATCCGTTCATTGACCCGGTGTTGGCGCGTAGTGTTCAAGACATGCTCGACCGGTCCACCGCTGAGACCGCCGAGGATGCGGAGTGCATGTTGAGCGCAGGGAGTCTTGAGGCTCCGTGTCGCACGTGTCCGAAACAGGCTGTGGGGTGTGACAATGACTGCCCGGACTAAGCCCCCGTTCGGTACGATCATACGTGCCTACCGCCAGGGCTATCACGAGTTGCCCGCCCCGGGTGTCGGGTTCATGCGTGCGCGCTCATGCGGCATGGACACACTCTTTGAGTTTGCGCCTATCAACGGACCGATCCCAAGGCACGCCTCCGATGAATACCACGTGTGCTGGTGGGAAGTGGAGGACGGGCGCCTGATGATAGAGACAAGCCCATTCCTGCGGGCGATCCGCAGGGTAAACAAGCCGTTCAGCGTCATGCTGGACTGGGATGGGGAGGTTGTGAGATGAATGAAGAGGTTTACATGACCATGGACGAAGCGGAGAATATCGAAGCTGCCGTCGAAGTCGGTTGCTTCGACCTCGACTACCCAGGCAACCGCAGCAAATATGCCCACGCACTGTTGCTGTTGGCGAAGCGCGACCAGGAAGAGGAAACCAATGGCTGAGACTCACACAAAACCAGCCTGCCCCGGGCGATCCTGTCCGCACTGGACCTCAGACGGCACGGGGTGCAAGGGCTTCCTGGGCGACTGCCCGCGCTTACAAGAGGCGACCGCCGATTGGCGCAACTTCGTAGAGCGCGATATCCGCACGCGCGCCGAGGGCATCAAAACGCTTGTCGCGCTCATAGCCGCACAGTTCCCAGAGGACCGGGAAATCATACTAGACGTAGGCGAGAACATGGCCCGCACGATTTACCATTCGGTCATGAAGCTGACTGAATGGCCGGAGACGCGCGCAACCCGCATAAGGGAAACCGCAGAGGCGTTGCGGGCGATCCTAGCGCCTGGCTATGTCCTGCCACCATATGTCCTACCACCAAAGGAGAACCCAACACCATGACCAAGCCAAAACCACCGAAACCGCGACTCACTGACCGCTTGCTCACGCAGGTCTACGTCACCCCGGAGGAGGGCGAGCGCTTTCGCGCCGCAGTCAAGGCCGCAGGCGTTCCCAAAGCCGAATACACCCGGCGCTGTTTGCGAGCCGCGCCCGTGCTGGCGGAGGCGCTGGAGACGTTGAAACTACATTACGAGGAGCGAGTGGGGGAGCACGACCATGCCCTGTGTGGGTGCTCGCATTGCAAAGCACGCGCCGCGCTCGCGCTTATGAAAGGGGAGGAGTGACATGGGGAACTTACACAAGGCAGTTACCAGACCGCCGGCTATTGAAGTGTGCACCGAAAGGGGGAACCGCATGATTGCCCACCAGGTAGCCACCGCTGAGGCGTTAGGCCTCAACATTGGGGCGCCGATGAAACTCCTCGTGCGGAGACTGTTTGAGGCGTTCGAGTATGACCCCGACGCGGCGCTTGACCGAATGATTGCTGGATACGAAGAGAGCATCGCCGCCGATCAGAGGTTCCTTGCCGAGCTGAAAGCACTGAAAGGGGAGGAGTGACATGAGGATTATCGATCAGAACACAGCCCCACCCTCTGTGGGGACATTTGACGGGCGCACGGTGTTCTCGTGGACCTCGTTTCAGATAATGTGCAAAGACAACGCTGAAGCCCGTGCTGTTGCCGACGCACTGGACCAGCTCGTGCAGGAGTTCGCGAACAACGTGCAGGCACTGACAGACCCTGAGCAAACGCGGTTGCGCAATATGGTGGGGTAAGCACGTTGAGATAGCCCCCGGTTTCGAAACTGAGGGCTATCTCAACGGATCGTGCTCCCTCAGCACTCGCCGGGCCGCCTCGTTTGACGGACGAACGTATGCCCGCGTTGTCTCAAGCCGCTTGTGCCCACCCTGTTGTTGCGCAGCCAACACATTCACCTTTGCCAGGCGCGTTAGACAGAACCGCCGCCCGCAGTGAGAACTCATTGCCACCCCTGCTTCCGCGGCGATCCGCTTGACGTAGATGCCCAGGGTGTGAGGCGAGTAACGTCCGCCCCTGTTGGAAACGAATAGATACTCCTCCCTCTTACACGCCCGCCTGTATCTCAGATAGAGACGGGCGAATGCCATGACCGAACCAGGAATAGCCACATACCGGCTACTGTTGGTCTTGGTAGTCGCCAAGTATACCTCGCGGGTCTCCATGCTCAACTCCCCGATTTGTAGCGCCGTCACCTCGGATATCCGCAACCCACAACCAAATAGCAGCGCGTAGATGAATAGATCGCGAGCGTTCCGACAGCTTCTGTCCGCTCGATACCTCTGCCTAAGCCACGCGAATAGCTGTGCGACGTCTGCGTCAGACAGGTGCAGACGCCTGATCTCATCGTCGTGGGGTGCGCCGATCCGCGGCAGGTCGTCGGCATTCACTGGGCTCCAGTGATTCGCTCGCAGGTAAATGAAGTAGTGGTGTAGCAGCGACCGCACGCCCACCAGCGAGGATTGCTTGAGGGTCGCCTTAAGCTCCAGGATATAGGCGCGACCCATAGCCGTCGTAAGTAGGCGAGCCTGTGTTATGTGGCGTGCAGACAGGAAACGCAAGAACTTGTTGAGTTGAATGGAATATTGTCGAACCGTGCTATCCGCTAGGTTGGACAGCGACAAGTCAGCAATAAAGCTTGCAGTAACAGACTCCAGTGACTTATTCATGTGGCAGCTCCACTCCGCGTCCATGCCTCGGAACTGCCAGGCCTGATCTCGGGACATGAATTCTACGCCGATAATGGGCTGCAAGTCAATACTTGGATAATTCGATGGTTGTTTGTGCCATTGGAGTTGTTCCATTGATTCCTCCAAAGTCACCATATTCTTTTCCTCCTGAGAGCTATGCAACAGCCAAGTAGTAGGGGCCTACCTTCCGTTCCATGAGGCTTCTGAACGTACGCTCAGATTCGGGATCAAGCGCGCGCACAAACGTGAAGAACTTATCGAGATCGCGCGGCATTCTGCCCAACATCCAGTAGGTTATCGTCTGTGGCGTAGCCACGAGCCCGGACTTGACGTATGCGCCATGCGCCGTCAAGCCCAAACGATCTAGGAGAGCACGGACTTCCTTCCCGAACTCAGGATCACTAGTCAAGACATTCACCCCCTTTCCTATGGCTATTGTGGTTATCATCAACATCACCATACCCATTGTGCCATGTTCTCAGCCCTGTGTCAACCCCCAGTTGTATGTGCGCTCGCACATTATGTGACGTAGCCTGAAGCCCGCGTTCACAGAACAAATATGGGCCGAACCCGCAAAAAGATAGAGGAGTGCCCTTGACACGCGTGGAAAAAGGGTATAGAGTGTTGTTATCACCAACAACAACAGGAGGCCGGTTGTGAGCCCACTGAAACAATGGCGAGAAGCACGGAAGCTAACCCAGAACGAGTTGAGTTCCCACTTGGGGGTTAGCCGCACGACGATCATAGCGGTAGAGACCGGGCAGGTGGCGCTTGCGGGGCTCTTGCGAGAGAAGCTTGCGGCAACCGCGCCCGACCTGGTAGAGGCGCTTGACACGTTCTGGAAAGTCAAGCAGGCCGAGATCGCTGAAAGGGCCGCGTGATGAGCACGACATACGAACTGATACCCATAGCATCGGTGAGAGTGCCGGAGGGTAGGCGGGCACTGCGCAACGTCGAGCAGCTAGCTAACTCCATCCGGGAGGTTGGACTGCTCAACCCCATCACCGTCACCCAGGGCCACATGCTCATTGCGGGCTACCACCGGCTCGAAGCCGTCAAGAGTTTGGGTCACGAAACGATAGCCGCCATAGTCAGTGACGAGCCCGGTCAAGACGGTCTGCTTTGGGCCCTGGCAGAGATTGACGAAAACCTGGTGCGCAATGATCTTGGCCCGCTTGAGCGCGGGGTAGAGCTTGCCAAGCGAAAGACGTTCTACGAGAAGCTACACCCGGAGACCGTGAGCGTCACGGTTAGAGGTGGTCCGGGCAGAGGGAAAACGAACGCGGAATCCGCGCACGTTTCTTTCGCGGCAGATACGGTACAGAAGACCGGTCTGAGTCGGCGGGTTATCGAAGAGGAAGTTCAGATAGCCAGCATACTCCCCGAAGTCCAAGAGGTCATTCGCGATACAGAGATTGCCGACTCCAAGACTGACCTTCTGGCTATCGCGCGAATGGACCACGACGAGCAACGCGCGGTCGCGGCGAGAGTCAAGTCTGCCGAGCCTGGCAAGGCCAAGGCCGCTGCCCGGCGCGTGAGGGCAGAACAACAGGCGCAACGCCTACCCGAACCAGTCCCGCAGGAACCCCGGGGAGACTACCAGGTTGTCTTGGCTGACCTGCCGTGGGAATCCAGCGCCGAACGAGAGGCCATGCCGCTTGAGGAGTTATGCCTCCTGCCGGTCGGCAACATAGCGGCAAAGGACTGCGTGCTATTCCTCTGGACCACGGGTCCCGGAGCAAAGGACGCCATACGCGTTCTCGACTGCTGGGGCTTCACCTACCGCACGTGTGCCGTGTGGACGGGTGCACCTAGTCATACCGGGGACTACCTCCAAGAACGGCATGGGCTACTCCTTGTGGCTACCAAAGGGAGCCCGCTGACACCGACCGACGAAGCCCGCCCCGACTCTGTTCAGGAGTCCCTACGCGGGACAGAACACGAGTTGATAGAGGCTATGTATCCGACCGCCAAACGCATTGAGCTTTTCGCGAACCAGCGGCGCGATGGATGGAGCCGCTGGGGAGATCACACCAACTAGGACCACGTTGACGGATTGAGAGGAGCAAGGACATGAACAAGGAACAAGACCCGCTTATCGAGTACGCTTTCTTCCAGCTGACCAAGGACGAGGCCAGGGCATTCCTGGAGACTCGCGCGCCCAACCGCCGTATCAACAAACATGCGATAGCCCGCATGGTGGACGACATGAACAACGGTCGGTGGGTGATCACTCATCAGTGTCCGGCGATTGACCAGGAGGGTAGGCTCACCGATGGTCAGCACCGCCTACTGGCGTTCGTTGAATCCACACTGGATGTGTTCCCCACATACATCGCCTACTACAACTACCCGAACAGGGCCATGGAAGTCCTCGACACTATGACCGCCCGCAGTATCGGGCACATGTTGCAAATAACGCGCGACCTCACGTCGGCACCTACCCGCGCCGCGACAGCCAAAGTTATGATGGCGCTGCAGAACAACACGTCGATTTCGCGAGTCTCCACAAGCCGCACGCTCGCGTTCGTGGACGCGAACGCAGAGGCAATCGACTTCGGCGTCCACGCATTACCAAACAAGGTTGCGATCGGAATGGCGTCGGTGCGAGGTGCATTGGCGTACCTCTACAGCACGCGGCCCAATGACCGAGAGCAGTTAGCGAGATACGCTCGCGTCATCAGATCGGGCGAATACGACGAGCCAGGCGACGTGTCAGCAATCAGTCTCCGTAATTGCCTGCTCACGCGTAGAGCCGGATTCGGCACTGGATGGGGAACTGGTTCCACTGCAATTCAGCGGATAGCAGTAGCTACGATCAACACGTTCGACTACTTCGTCGCTCGTAAGCGGCTTAGCCGCATTCACATCCCAAAGTAACAAAAGCCGCGTAACGCTTGGGGCTGGCACGGGGTCGCAACCCGCAGGACGCGGTTGGTAACTCACGAGGGCAGCCAGCCCCAGGATTTTGAGAGAGGAGAGACGAGGACATGACGATCAGTATCACAGACCGATGGGACTCTACGCGTATCGTTTTCAGCGGCGAGTATGACTCGCTACGTGCAGCCGTGCT